ATAGCTACAGTAAAATCTAATGCATTTATGTTTGTTATTTCTCCAGTCAAACCATTAGCCTGAATCATTCCATAGTTTTTTGGAACTGTGAATCTTACCAATTGACCGACAACGTAAGAATTCACTGCTGAATCTACAATAGTGACAACCATTTGATAAGCATTAGTCATATTGGATATCAAAAGGGATCCAGGTATGACCAAGGTTCCCGGTAAATACGTATTGGCTTCTGGCATTTTTACCTATTAATTGGGTAAAGGCATTAAACCTTTACCCTTATTAAATTATATAAATTCAATTAGTTTTCCATTTTATACGCTTGCCATACAATTACATCAGATGTACTACCAGCTGGAGATTGTGCGCCAGCAGCTAAGTACATAAATGGAGTAAATTGACCTGTATGAAATGGTTGCTTTTGAAATTCATAACCAGTTTGAACCAATGTGATAGGATCAAAGCTAGTTTGAGCACCTGCAGGAGCCAATGTAGCAAATAATTGTGCTGTTGGTGACAATGCACTTGCTGGGAATGTAAAAGGTGTAAAGGAAGAACAATCAATATCAACAACCATGTTATAGGCTGCAACAAAGTTTGTTAAACCTGTATTAGATACATTTAAAGCAACGATTGTGCCAGTCAAACCGCTCATTTGAGACATTCCAAATGATGTAGGAACGCTAAAATGAACTTTCATACCAACAACGTAGTATGCTGAAGGGTCTACAGATACAGAAACAACGCTTTTTCCAACGTATGGTGTTGTTAAACTTCCTGCATTTGAGATACCAGTGATATATAAATATTCTGGATCTACAGCAGCGTATTTTGAAACACGTCGTGTATTACCTGCTGTTGCAGCTGCAAGACCGTTTTGTGATGTGTTTGGCAAACCTAATAAAGTATAACCTGAACCAGAAGAAGAAGAAATTTGAAATACCATACCGCCGATTGTTAAATCGCCTGTTGTATTGTAAATTCTTACTAGATCTCCATCAGAATATGTATTTGTTTGGGTCACAACTGCAGGGTTTGCTGCTGTAATACCTGTAATAGCTGCTGCTGCTTGAGCTTCTACAATAGGAGCTGTTTCAACATACGTAAACCCACCAGATGAAACTTGTGTCAAGTTCATTGCATTTGTTGAGTTTGTTTTTAGCCATTCAATAGCTGCACCAGCAGGAGTTAGATTCTTATACCATTCAAACATCACTCCACGACCAGTACCTTGTGTAGTAGCTAATTGTGTAAGGTTTTGAACTTTAAAATAATCTGCTGAACTTGGAAGTGGAACTTTAACACCAACACCAGTAGAAGTGAAAGATCCCTGAGTAACGATAGTAAAAGCCATGATCTTACTCCTAGTTTAAAGTTGCTGTTACGTTTAGGCCACTAATCCAGTTTTGGTTAGTAATCGCTCTAGCGATTGCAAACTTAGCATACAACTGGCTGTTTTGTGCCACAGATGACACTACGTAAGGAGGGCGATAACCGAGAATAGCTGTATATCCGTTTTGTTCAATTTTAGCAGCAGCTTCTAAACCAAACATTGGAATAGTGTAAACTGTATTTCCTGCTAAAGAAGCTCCTGGAATCTTTGCTGCTTTAGAAGAAACAAAGAAGCGGAATCGGCTAATAGAGCAATATTCTTCTGGTCTCAATCCTTCTTGATGAGGATAGCTATTCTTGAGCACAACACCGTTTACGTTTTGTAGATCGGATGTGATGTCTGTGCTAGCAAGCGCAATAAAAGCATCACGAGTCGGGCTTGTACCAAACTTGTCCATAGCTTCGTTTACAGCAAGCATTGTGCGAGCATCATTACCCAATAGGATACGTTCGATATTGTTGACGCTTGCTCGGTTGATGTTACTTGGCTGATCTCCGTTACCACCACCAACAGCATTGATGTAAGATACAGAAGAAGCGTAAAGATCGCGCATTAACAAGTCTTCTTTTTCACGTAACCATTGACCTAACAGAGCTGTAAACTTTGTAAGAACTTTATCGTTTTCGTAGAGCGTACTACACTGTTACTTTCAGAGCTTTCGACTCGCTCTTACTGACCACATTGTTTAATCGTCTCGCAGGACGTTTTATTGTGGCGGAGGGTCTTGTTAATCCCCTCGCAATGGCTTTCACCATTGATCGGACTATCACTTCACCTTATGGTGTCATCGGGGTTAGTCTCTGCGGGTGCAATTTAATCATGTTTTCTGGTATACTGTTACGTAAACATTTACCAAAGGATTTTATATGGCTAAATATGGAAAAGAACAATATATTCGAAAGACATACGAACCGACCGTTTTGGCTTACTTGGCTGGAATTGTCGACGGTGAAGGAAGTATCAGCGCTGGTAGTTACTCTGCTAGTAGCATTGGAACGAGACAACACACCACTTACCTTTCTGTGACTAATACAGACAAATCGCTTATTGATTGGCTTGTTTTTCATTTCGGATCTAAAGCTCACCCATTCACAAGTAAGCAACTTTCTAAAAACTCTAGAAAACCTGCTTGGAGATGGCAAGTTAGCGGAGATAGATTGTTGCACATTTGCGAAGAGATCCTTCCTTATATCGTTGCCAAAAAGAAACAAGTTGAAATTATGATTAAGCTTAGAGAAACCTACACAAAAAGAACTTATGAAGTGGGTCAAAGAGGTCCCAAGATTTCTCAAGAGATTATTGATCTTCGCGATTCTTATGTTAGAGAACTTAGAGCTTGTCATATTCGAACTTCATCCATTAAACACTTTTAAAGCTTCCCTCTGGTTACCATGAGCTTTTTAGGCTTTTAGGCTTTCCAAGGTATTTACCGACGATTTATAGCAGGCTACGCAGCTAATAATTCAACCTGCTCGTTAATTACAACAGTCTTAGCGTAAATCTCCATTGTAGCATCGATATCTGTACGAACTACAACTTCTGGAGCTGGATCAATACCAGAACCGTCTAATTGTCCTCCGTCAGTTGAAAGACGCTCATAACGAGACATACGAGTTGTTTTACCGATATAAGCATCAGCAAAATGAAGATCGCAACCAAAACTATGAATCAAATTGAACTGTGGTGTAGATAATAAGTCTTCAGAAAATTGCAAAGGCAATTCTGGAGCCATATTCTGGATATTTGTAATTCCAGTAGCCATATTGGCACCTCTTTTTTAAATGTGGTTATCCGTTTTATCCTTGGCGAAAAGACATTACAGCCACACTGACGAAGTGCAATACAGTCTAGAATTTAAGGCTAGCGAAGCCAGTAACTACTGCTTAAATCAAGATATTATCATCATTAATTTAAAGTAAAGAAAAACCCAATGAAACCGATCATTGGGTAATGAATTATGACCGCCGTCACTCATAACCCATTTTTTACTCCGGAAGAAGGATTCGAACCTACGACCAACGGATTAACAGTCCGCTGCTCTACCGCTGAGCTATTCCGGATTGTGGTTTTATCCTGGCGTTTTCATAATTCTTTGCATTCTTTCCCAGTTTTTCTGTCTTGTTGTATCATTCAATATTCTTGGGGCTTGATCACCTGATTGAGTCATTCCAGGTCTAGACATTGCTACTGGTTTTGCTAAATTAGCATCGGCCTTTTTTGCTTCTTTTGCAGCATCTTTATTAGGTATAAATCTTTTTAAAGCTTTATAAATACCGGCCCACTTGTCATACCCTTCTGGCATATGCTTATATGGTTCGGCTACTTCTGGATAATGGTATTCAAGATAGTCTAAATTTTCAGGAGTGCAAATGGTGTCAATATCTGAAAAGTTTTTGCGAAGCATTTGAGGATATTCTTTTTGCTCTTGTGCTTTTCTTTCTTGATCGTATCTTTCACGCTCTCTTTTTAAAGCTTCTTGAACTCTTTTTTCAATTACATCTTCTTCTGTTTGTTCTCTTTCGTATTCTTGATGAATAGGCTTTTGCATAAGTGCTGCCATAGCTGCTTTTAAAGCTTCTGCTTCTTTAGCTTTTTCAATAGCTATTCTTTCCGCTTCTTCTTTTGCTTTTCTTTGCGCTTCTTTTTCTTGCCTAAATCTTCTCCAATTTATTTCCTCTGGATTTTCTTGAATTTCTTGCGTCTGTACGGGTTCTTGTGCTATAGCATTTTCTTTAATTGGTGTTTCAACGTTTTCATCTGACATGGTGTACCTATGAGTGAAGTTAATGAAGTTATTGTAAGAAGAGATTTAATAAAAAAAGAATTTGAAAGATATGAAAAAGTGATGAAATATTTAGAATGTGACGTTCCTATTCAAGCGCTATGTCTCCCAAAAGCAATCGAAAAGTGCTTAATTAGCGCGGGCTGTTTTCGTGTCTTCGATATGATTGATTGCGACCTTACTAAAATCAAAGGGTTGGGAAAAGTCAGAAGGACACTCCTTCGCACCAGACTTAATGAGTTTTTCCCGATTGGCTTTTAGGAATTCTATTTCTGATAAGTGAGAAAAATTGTTTTCTTTTCTTATTAATTCCCAAAATTCTCCTTTAAAAAAAGCGTCTGACCAAGCTTTTGTACTTCTCCATTTCTTTTCGACAAAAGGAGTTTCTGAGATCATAGCCATTTGAGCTGCATTTGGCAAACTCCAAAGCCTTTTTAGTTTTCCTGTAATTTTGTTATACAGAAAACACATTTGTTCAGGTCTAGGAGAAGGCAAATAAAGAAATGCAGCGTATTTATGCCTACGAACCCCTTTAATCAAAGGGTCTGAAGCTACGAATAGACACACAAAATATTCTGGTTCATCAAATATTTGATGATGTCTTAATGCGCATTCGATGATATTAGGCATAACATCATCGGTTAGAGCATATCCTAATTCTAGTGGATCGTAAACGTGGGAGTCGCTACGCGCTTTTAACGATAGCTCTCCCGCGGTCTGTCTTTTTTTCATTAGGTATCCGTTTCATTCACTGGGTTATAAACTCTATAACGATCTTTTGTATTCATCGGATCAAAATCTCCACCCATAACCTGGTTTTTTCTATTCTTAGCAGGATCTGGATCATATTTGATTTCCCAATGATCTTGATGCATATTATAGGCCTTCCCTTCACGCTTATATCCAGGGTGAAACTCTGGACTTTCTTTAGAATTGAATGGAATTTTAGCCATATTGGCCCCCTAGTATTTCATCTTATGAGAACGAACGTAGTTTTTTAGTCCTTCATTTGCTCTATGATACTCTTCTGCTGCGTTCATCTCTGAACAGTATTTCATATCTACACCATCCATATTTGAGTAGCTTCTCTCAAATTGATGCTTAGGCATAGTAGGAGATTTCATCCCTGCTTCGCCTTTAGATCTTCCTTTTTCGATTTCATCCCTTTTCATAATGCCCCCATGGTTTGCATCGTTGATGCAGTTTGTTGATTATATTCCAATATTGTTTTTATCTGATTTATCCATTCTTTGTAAGACATTTCTCGCTTCATTAAGTTACATATGTTACAACACGAAACACAGTTATTAGTAACATAGCCTATTTCATTATTCACTCTATCAATTCCGTTGTAGGCATAAAATCGATTTTTAATTTTTTTTGTGTTTTTCATTTTAAATTCATTGGATTTTGTTTTTCCGCAATAAACACACTCTTTTTCTATAATATCTTTCAACTCTTCTTTAGATAATTGAAAATCGATTCCTCTTTTTTTTGAAGCTTGCTTGTAATGGTTGTACACCCTATTTGGTCCTATCTCATTTGCTTCTTTTGATAGATAACATCCGCATGATTTACGTTGACCATTTAAAAGGTATGCTCCTCGTGTTATTTTTTCCTCTCCACACTCACACACACATTTGAAATTTGATAATGTATTGCACTTTTTCCCTAGTTTTTCTAAAACAATCAACATTCCAAATTTTTTTCCGATTATAGAGTTTGAACATCCACAATCTGTAGGTTTCCATACTTTTCTTATGTAATAGCTATCTAAAACTTTTTCTTTTCCGCATTTACATCTACATACCCAACTATGATACTTCCTTTTTCCATCAGGAGACCTACCTACTACAATCCAATCACCATATTTTTCACCTGTTAGGTCTAAAAGTTGCATACATCCACCTTTTTTTATAGGTGATTTTAACATCTTTTAGACTAAACTGAAAGCATTTCATTGGGTATATTACTTGTATTTTGATTCTTAATTGCCATTGCTATTTCGTAAGATCTTTGAATCATTTCTAGATCCATATTTTCAAGCTCTAACATAGACTTTACTAAATTCATCTCAGTCTGCGCTTTTTTATGGTCTGCTGAGGCTTCAATCTCATCAATTTTTGCCATCTCACTGTTTGTTTTAGCGCGCTTAAGAAGAATTTCTGCCTGCGCTTTTTGTTCTTCAATCTGTAGTTTTTGTTGCTCCATCTGAGCTTGCTGTTGCTGTGCTTGTTGTTGTCCTTGCGCTTCTTCTTGCATGTCTTCAATCACTTGCTTTTTGTTAGTGATCATAGCAGCGTTCAAAATTGTTTTATTGGCTATTGGAATACCAATTTCTTTGAAATGAAGCAATTGCTGAAGCTCAGTCTGTCTTTGTGTAGCTGTGTAATTTCCCTCTTCAACTTCAATAGAATATTTCTGACTGTAATTTGAAAAGAATTTAGGATCTGCGTCATGTCCTAATATACTACGAATTTTACCTTTAGAAAAGTTCTTTCTAATAGCTTGTAAACGTATTGATCCAAATATTCTTTGCGTATAATCTGCTTTATCTAAAATACTTTGTAGAGTTGTAAGACCAGCAGATTGACGAAGCATGGATAATATTCCAGCCTTATCATCATCAGCAGATCCTAATAATTCTTCGTTAACACCTGATATCTTTGTAATATCGTCTGAAAGTATTCTTGAAAGCTCTATCATACTTGCTGGTATATTTGGAGCCTCTATTCTTTGAATTTCATTGGCTGATCTTCCAGCTTTTAATGGAATCACGAACCCTTGACCAGATTGTCTAAACGCTTTTGGATCAACAACAGCATCAATTGGATAAATCCACCCTGAGTTAATCTGAGATTGCATAATATCCAATTCAATAACTTTTCTCAAATTGTACAAGTATTGACT